GACAACTTAAACTTTAGGAATTCTCAATCCTAAAGAGTGATTAGTTTGTAAGAGATACAGGTAAAGCAGTGATAAGAATATCAACAGAAGCCAACGCAGCGGAAGACCCGCCCGTTAGCTTAACACTGCCACCTCCATTTATTGTTAACAGAATTACGAGTGTATCACCGTTGTTTTGAATTTCAGTCATTTGAACTGCTGTGTTACCAGATAATATATAATCATTAGAAGTAAGAATTTTTAATGGTAACGCATTGCCACCAGTAAACACACCATGAGGTGCATTAGGTGGCAAACCAACAACGGGGGCAAAAGCATACCAGCGTATCATAACAGCAACATTCCCAAAATAATTGGGAGGCCAATTAATTGTGTCTAAATTGCCACCTGCAGTGGCAGATAAAAACGTACCCATATCGGAAGATGAAGATAAAATCATGGGTGCATCAGTGGTCCCGAAATAATCAGGACCAGCTGGTGAAATAACAGCTGCTGCTTTGCCTTCGGCGGTATAATGATCAGCAACATCGGCAACAGGTGATTGACGGGGTTTAAACAATTTTACATCATAAGTAACCCACAATTCACCGATGTTTGTAGAACTACCTTGCATTCCAACTGTAGCAATATTAAAATTACCCCAATCATACAAACGCAGATCACCAGGTGCTGGTCCACTGCGAGTAGTCAAGACTGAGGTAGGTGTTTCAATTCGAGCACACTCTACAGGATGCAATAAATCGATAGATGGTTTGGCTGAGCAGGTAAATTCATACTGTTCCATTTGTAGTTTATTAGTAAATGGAGCAGCCAGTACATTGTACTGAGTAGTCATGATGACAGTGCCAGATGCTGTATTAGTAGAAGCAAGAGCATCATAACTATTACTCTTAAACTCAAATACCATACCTTCCAAGGTATACTCATCAAAAGACTCAGCAATAGGAGCCAACCAAGGAAAAGTACTAACCAACGCAGGATTAATAGGGAAAGTGGTAATGCTAAAAGCACCAACCTTAGGGGACGTGATAACATCCCCCAAATATTCCCTATGTCGAATAACAGTACCGTGTCTAGCATTAGCGAACATGGGCAGAGAATCAATACCAACTAAAGAATTCCTCCCCACCTTATATTCGCCAAAACCAGTGAGTTGTCGAAACAGCAGTCCGGCTTGTTTGCCTACTGCTGCTCCCCCGGTACCAAACAAACCACCAATACTCTTGCCAAGCCGAACAGCATTAAAACCTTTCTTCTTCTTACGCTTCTTAGGCATAGTAGAAAGCCGGGCAGCAATTTTTTGGTCAATCCGTTTTAACTCTCTCTTTTTGGCCGCACTAGGGCCCTTTCGTTTAACTTTGGTTTTCGAGGACATTGACTAAAGAAACTAAACTGTTTCTGAGTGCACCTAGGCCCTGAAACGGAACAATGTCCGGGCCATACCTATCTGAAGTGTACACTTTATCATAATCAAAACATACATTAGGAACATGATTGTACAAAACAGGGTGCTGTATAGGCTCCATGTCCCGAAGAGTGTCCAAATAACTTTCAAGAATTAATTGATCAACAATAGAAACATTAAAAACATCCTGCATCAATAATCGAGTAGTCATAACAACAGGACGAACTGGGCACCCTTCATGTATAGCCGTTTCAACGATACCACGTTTATACGGATCTAAGGTTGTATCAACAATAGGCTTAACCCCTACAGTGTTCTTTAAAACACGCATTCCAAAAACCTGTAAAATAGGGCAACCAGGATATTGATACAATAAACTCATAGCCTTAGCACGTAACAACCCTTTTCTAACCTTATCAGTCATTTTATGGTACTTTATATTGACCCAAGCAAAATTTAAAATAACTTTAATAGGATCAGTTATGACAGTACTAGACTCAAAGTCAAAAATCTGCCCGCAAAAGCTGGCTGTATTAAGAGTTTTATGGTAAATTAATTTAATATTAAATCCCAACTGTTGATAAAAAGAATCAGGGATAATAGTACCAATATAAGTTCCAATACCATCATCACCTTCAACCAAACAGTCGAATTCACGGCAACCAAATTCCTCCATGGCAAACAAATACAACATCAAATTAGTAAATCCGTTTCCCAAAGAGGTATTCATCTCACCCGACATGCGACCTGCCATCAACTTAATAGTAATATTCGCAAATCGACACTCATTTTTCCCTTGTAAAACATGTCGGATAAGACGCATGAAATTTTTACCTTCAGGCAATAACTGCACCATATATTCATACAGTAACATTTCGCAGTCATTCATCACTTCCCTAGTAAAAGACGATTCATAAGCGGTATAATCTGTAGATATACATCTACGAGTTTCATCATGTATAGTCCCAGTCGTAGAAGGCACATTACCAAATCTATCAAAAATAAACCTAGAACGTTGGTTCACAGGAATTTTCTTGATAAAATACTTCAACTTGGACAATTCATTCTCTATCGCTTTAAATATGGGCCCAACCCGCAACTTAAATTCATCCTTACGGGCATAAATGCCACGGGGATGCTTATAAGACGAATAGGCCTCATCCTTTATAAAACACTTACAAAAATTATTAAAAGGTTTATAATCATCTTCACCTAGAGCAATGGTACTATCATACAGTTTCTGGAGGCTCTTCTTCTTTTTCTGACTATAGTGAGTATTTTCGAGCCAGGTTGAAAAACTCACGTCAGTATCAGCGCTTAAAGGCTTAAGATTCTTTTTGATCCAAGAGCTCGTGAAAACACGAAATCGTTCTGCCATTTGGGCCACACGCCCCGGGAGATTACGTCCCACTCGCGCAGAGACACCGGATGCGGCGTTAAGGTAATACCGGCCATCAGGCTGCGGGAAACTGGCACCACGAACTTCATTACCAAGAGATACGCGCACAGGCCGGCGAGGCCCACGCGCGTAGTCAACTTTAGAAAATTCCACATCTTTTCTCGGACCGTCAAATTGGGGCGCGTCGATCTCATCGATATAGTACCCGTACTTAAACCGTCGGAGTTTAAAGGAACCGTAGGTTGATTTATATTCTGTAAGTTCGCCTTAACAAACTCGATTCTCTTAAAAGCCAACATCTGAGTCGCATGTCGCAATTCATCAGTCATAAAGCGATTAACTGAAACAGTAGACAAAACACGATCAGATCTAAAAGCGCTTAAAAAATTCACCGCGTCAGAAGACAGGAAATTTAAAGTAGGACCTTGGATAACCTGAGTGAAGGCCTCATAAGATACCAACAACTCCTTATTATAAGATCTCCAAGGCAAAAAGAGTTTAAATTTAAAAATTTCAACCCCAATTCTCTCGCATAGCTTAACAACCACCAATAAAGGATCCTCATGTTTACAATCCATTGATTTAGCAAAGTCATTTCGTAAGTCCGCGCCGATATTTCCAATGCGACGCACAACCTCGGATTTGACCGAAACTTTCATATTGAATCCTAGCCATTCGAGAAAAGACGCGATGTACCCTGGGTTTAAATGACCTGGGGATTTTGAGGTCACATACTGAAAATTCAGATTCTCGAATGTTTCAATTAATAAATTAACACGATCATCTGGCACTTCGAGTTTCTTCATAGGAATGATTTTATTATCGGGCACATTAACGACAGGAGCTATCTCACCAAAATTGAAATTCATTTCAACATCGGTGTTAGTTGGTAATACTGATTTAGGTGGAACAAAGGATATGGTTTTCAATAATCCAGAGCTAGGAGTAGGAAGAGGTTTCAAAGTCACTGACTCCATAACACCCTCATACTCCACACCCTTATTATGGGAGAATTTACAGTCAACATACCTACAAGTTCCCCGCAAAAAATGTCGGCAAACAGTTTTTGAGCGATTAGTAGGTTTATTAACCTTAGTTCCCCCAGGTTTAACCTTAGATTCATAACAACCATTGGGACAACAGTCCCACCACCTTGCCAATCCACACTTTCCACAATTGTTATCACATTTAGAATTAGGACAAGTGCGGTCAAGTCGCAACCAAGTTTTACATTTATCACAATTATTACGTGGTTCCTCAGGAGCTTCAAAAGAAGCACCTTCCGTGCACGAACAAATATAAGCGTAAGGGTACTCACCAGAAGCATAACCCTCACAAACACAACAACGACAATGAAAATAACAAAAACTTCTATTCCGAGCAATCCCCTTAATAGCACACTGATAACAAGGAGAATCAGAACTCTCAACAGCAGACATTTCGGTAGAAGTAAAAGTGGCTAACATCCACTGAGGTGTATCGGGTAAAGGAAATGTTTTCAAAACCCAACTCTCATCATTCCCTGAACCAATTCGACGCTTGTAGGGTGGGCAACGCTCACCCAAAATATAATACTCATGATACTCAATTTGAGACAAGGGTCCAACAGGTTCATAATCAATTAATTTTTCATCATCACTTTCCGGAGGTTCATAAACAGGCGAAGTAGGCTCATAAATAGGGGAAGTTGGTTCAATTTCCCTAATCTTAGCTTCTGGTCTACTCACTGTAAACTTATAATCCGTTTGACTACCCAAACCAGGCCGATTCGAAAATTGAGCACAAGTATGAGTATATTGGCCAGCGCAACCACAAGGATATTTCTTACCATGGTGAGCACGAGCCACATCACGAGCCATCCGCATAGAAACATCATAAGTATCTAAATGCTCGTCCCAAATAGGATTATTATCACCTTTCACATCTTCCTTTAAGTCACCCGCAACATCATTATCATCTTCATCAGGCTGACTCAAAACTTCATCCTCCATTCGGTCAAAAAGCTCCGCGTCGGAACACTCGGGCAAAACAAGAACCTTAGGTTCTTCCGGGTTCACAACGTGGTCCAAAAATTTCTTTTTGTCATCTACACTCAACTTAGGTTTTGCAACAGGACGCCAACGCACTGCATTGACGCGATTACTCGCAGGAGGTATCCCACGCCCAGCTCCACTTGACAAATCAGCAATATTACTATCAGTCATGTAAGCAAGGAAAACTCTAGAA